CAAGGCGCGACACTCGATTCCGCAGAAGCCCAGAGCGGCCTGCGTCGGCTGAACCAGCTGACTCGCGCAGTGGCGCTTGATGCCGCTCACAATGACGGCGACGGCCCGCAAGGTGTTTCCGCTCATCGACGGGAAGGGCACGCCACAGAATCCCTACACCATTGGCCCGGGCGGCGATTTGGACATGGACCGTCCGACCTCGCTCGATGCGTGGGCATTCTCGTCGCCGCGGCCCCACCGTTCGAACTCACGCGCACGATCTACACCGACAGCGCCTATCAAGCCATCAGCGACAAGACGCTGCGCTCGACGTTCTTTTCGGCGCGTATCTCTCGCCACGATTGCGGGCGGTCTCGCGCAACTCTTTCTTACCCGATTCCGACTGGCGCGAACGCCATCGTGCTTTACGACAAGACCGCTGTCTCCAGTTTTTCCCGACCTGACCACGCCGGTTGATCTGCCTCCTGGCGCAGCGGATGCGATCACGTATGAACTCGCACGGCGGCTGCGGCGTTCTATCAGCGCGTGTGGTCGCCCGACCTCGCGAAAGATGCCGCCGACTACCTCGCGCCTCTTCAAGCGCGGCAACACGCGCATGGTGGATCTGTCGCTCGATGCGGCACTCATCGATGACAGCGCAAAACCCTGGGACATCCTGAGCGATCCGTAATGGCGATGACGCTCGTGCCGTTCCCGCAATTTTCTGGGCGCTGACTACACCGCGCAGTCGGTGAATGTCGCCGCGTCGGAACTCGTGAACTCTACATCGAGCAGCAACGGAGTCAGCCGCGGACCAGACGTTCCCGGCGCGGCTCCAACCGACGCCAGGGCTGAAGGTGTTTTGCCACCGCATGCAGGGCCAATCCGCGGGATCAATTCGCAGACGGCCGCGTGTTCGTCGTCGGCGGCAGCAAGCTCTACGAACTCCACGGCGACGGCTCGTTCAAAGAACTCGGAACAATGGCGCAGGACGATCAGCCCTGCACGCTCACGTCGAACGGCAATCGCGGCCACCAGCTGCTCGTCCACAAGCGCTGGTCTCGGCTACATCCTCGATCTGGTCACGGCAGCTTCGGACAGGTGCCGGGATTTCCCGCGAACATCATCATGGCGGATGGCATCGACGGGTGTTCCTGGCGCTCCAGGCGACGACCTCCGTCTTCTATCTGTCGGATGATTTCAACGGCCTGAAGTGGTCGTTGCAGAACCGCGAGAATGAGAGCGATCCCTGGGTGGGTTGGCTTCGGCCAGATTTCCTCATCGAGCGATGACCTCCTGGCGTTCCGTGTGCTGTCGCGCAACGTCTGGTTCACGGGCAGTCTGCGCACGGAAGTCTGGTCGAACCAGGGCGACCTGTTCCGCTGGCCCCGGTGCAGCCGCTCATGGAGACCGGTATCGCTGCGCCGTGGTCGTTGGCTGATGCGTTTGGATCGCTCTGCTTCATTTCGAAAAACGAAAACGGCGAGGCGGGCGTGGTGCGGACCAATGGCTACACCATCGAGAAGATCGCCACGCCGAATGAAGTGCGCATTCTCTCGGCCTTGCCCGATTTGTTCAACACGCGGGCCTTTACGTATCAGGACGCCGGTCACGTCTTCTATGTGATCTGTCCGAACACCGGCCCTGCGCTCGTGTTCGACATGGTGTCGAACCTTCTGGCATCGCTGGGTCGTGTGGGATCCGGCACGAAGACCTACGGGCCGCTCAAGCAGTGGTGCCACGCGTTTGGCCACGGCCTGCATCTGGTCGGCGACCGCACGACCGGCACGATCTACGAAATGGCGCTCCACCACGGCACCGATGCGGGCACGCCGATCCGTCGCGTGCGCACCTGTCCGCACGTGAATCAAGAGCAGCAGTGGCTGTTTGGATCGCAAGTCTCGCTCGGCGTCGAGACGGGCCTCTCGCCGGGGCACGTCCACGCCGGAAGGCGTCTGGTTTCCGCAGACCGTCTTACTGTCGTTCAGCAAAGACGGCGGGCACACGTTCTCTGAGCCTCGCAGCGGCTCCATGGGGGGCGCTCGGGCACTTACGGCAAGCTCCTGGACATGGCAGCAGACGCCTGGGCGCTTCCACGACCTTGTGCTGCGGGCTGAGACCTCTTCGACGTTCCCGGTGCGGTTCAACAGCTTGCCAGCTGCGTGTTGAGACAGGACGGGTTGGCAACGCTAATGCCGACGCCCTGGCCTCCGCTCATCACGCCGATGATCGATCCTGAAGAGCGGTCTCGTCACGCCGCACTGGCTGGACCTATTTCACCGACACGAACAAGCGGCTCCTGAAGGCCACGCAGCTGCTCGGCGAGATACCCGACGAACGGCCTGTGCCCACGGTTGCCCGATGCACCGCCACCGCCGCCGCCGATCACATCGCTGCTGTTTGCGAACCGTGGCCTGCGCGTGCGCGACCAGGGGCCAACGTGGGCGCTCACGCTTCAGCCGCTCGGCGTCTATAGCGGCCATCGCACGCTGGGTCCTCAAGCTGAACAACGCCGACCGCACGATCAACCTGCTCGGCGATCCGACGCTCGATGATTGGTTCGATCAGTGCGTGAAGACGACATGCACGCCGGAGAGTTTGCTGGCCTCACGGTGAACGGTTCGTCGTTGCCGGTCACTGGTGGCGGCGCGTTGCCGTCGATTGCGGCGAATCGCCTGCTCGGCCGGGGCAGTGCGTCAGGTGCGGGGACACCGGAAGAACTGCTCGTTGGTCAAGGCCTCGCCCTGATCGCGACGACGCTCGGGTGACGGTGCCGGAGTATCTGGGCGACTACATCGCGGGCACTTACAACGACGGCGACATCGTCGTCGCTGATGACGGCGTGGCCTACATCTGCACGCAAGAACAACGTCTCTCGACGCCACCCGCGCCGTGGCCGGGAAGCAGCTTCGGCCCGCCGAGTGGCGGTCACCCGATTGGCGCGAATGGTGCTGTGGCCGGGGAGTGGATTCTGCCGGTGCGTTACCTCTGGTGTGGACGGCACGCTCTACGACAAGGTGACCTACGCGGCGCTCTACGCGGCGCTCGGCGGCGCGGCGAGTCCCTGGGGACAGAACGCCACGCACTTCAACGTGCCCAACATGATCGACCGCGTGGCGATGGGGTGCGGGGACGTTCGCACGCGGCACGTATGGCGGCACGCTGAACCACACGCACACCGTGCCTGCGCATCAACACGCGGCTGGCACCCTCGCCGTCGCGAGTCACACGCACGACCAGGGCAGCTTCGCCGTCGCCTCGCACACGCACGGCGCGGGCCACGCTCGTCGCGGCGAGTACACACACACGGCGTCGGCTCGGTGACGATTGGCGCACACACGCACGGCGTGGGCACGCTCCGCACCGACGATCCACGGCCACGGCTTCAACCTCTGGACGAGCGAAGACGGCGATCACTCGCACACTGGCGGCGGCACGACCTTCGGCGCGGCACGCACTCGCACAACGTCAACCTTGCTACTGGCGCACGCGGAACAGATGCTGGATTCGAGTTTTAATTCTGTCTTCGCCACCGGCTACGGCACTGATGCTGTCGCTGATCACAGTCACTCGTCGACGTGTCCACGAACACCACCGGCAAGCATTCACATACGGTGGGCGGCTACGTTAGCGGCACCGGCAACACTATCGGCATTACCGGCGAGACCGCGTCCACCGGAGGCGTGCAGGCAAACCGGCGCGACGGACGCCGCCAGCCCGACCGTTTCCCGGTCGTGACGGCCGCCAGCAGCGCCGCTCGTCTCCGGCACGTCCGGTGCGTCCGCGCCTGCGTGACTGGCGCGACGGCGATTGATGGGCGCGATCACAACCGGCGCGGCCAATCAGGCCTTCGCCGCGATTCCTTACATCATCAAATACGCGTGACTCATGGCCAGCCCTGACCCCAGCAACAACGCCGTGGGTGCCGATTTGGCAGACTCGCACCGAAGGCCCGACCGGTCCAGAAGGTCCGATTGGTCCGATGGTCCGGAAGGCCCGAAGGGCGATCAAGGCGATCCTGGGGCCGACAGGTCCGAAAGGTGATACAAGGCGATCCTGGCGCGACCGGAGCGCAGGGCATTCAAGGCCCACAGGGCATTCAAGGCCCCCAGGGACCAGCAGGCGATCCGGCGAGTCTCGTGTGGACATCGGTTGCCGTTCGCGAGTCTCACGTTTTCAACATCTGGATCGATGGTCTGGACGGTCACGGCGGGCAACGTCGGCTATTTCAAATATGCCCGCATGGGCAAGGTGCTGCTGATTAAGGGGGCGATCACCGGCACGTCGCTCAGTGGCACCGCGACCAGTGGTCTACGCCGTGGCGGTTGCGGGCCTGACATTTGGCACGAACGACAGCTTCGGGATGACCGTTTACAGCAATGACGGGTTCGCCTCGCAGGCCCTCGGGCAGTCCATCGCCAGGGCCTCTGGAAATTATTTGGAATTCAAACGAGTCGATGCATCCAACTGGGCCGTGCAGAGGTGGTGTCGCCGTGATCTTTAACCTTGTCGTGGAATTGGTGTAGGCCATGGCGAAGTCGGTTGAACAAATTTTGCGCGAATACATCGGGGATCAGGTGCTGACGCTCGTGAAGCTGACCGCGGACAACGAACGGTTTGCAGGAAGAACTCGCGGCGGTGCGCCGGGACGCGCCGACGCCGACGCTCAAACCGAACGGAAGAACATGCTGACGACGCGCCCGTCTCAACCGCAGTGAATGGCCGACGATCCTGGCGGGCACGCCGCTCGGGAACGTCGCGGACCATGTGACCGCTGACGATGATGCGCACGTCATCGTCGTGGAAGATGACGGCCGTCTGGTCGGCTGTGTGAGCCTCGTCCGCATGTGGCACGCCGAAGGGATCTGGATCACGCCTGCGCTCCGGACGAAGGGCACCGTGCTGCGCCGTCTGCTCGATGCGATGAAAACCACCGCGAAGGATCTGGACGCGCGGTCATTCTCTCAGCCGCGAAGATCGTGATTACATGATGCAGCGCCTCTTGGAACACGTGGGCGCAGCGCCGATTTGGCGTCTCGATTTATCGCTGGCCCATTCTCAATGAAGGGGTGAACTGATGCCCTGGGCTGTCATCGCTCCTAGCACTGATCGCAGGCGGGTTTAGCACCGGCCAAGCGATCTACCAAAACAAGCAGAACCAGAGTGCCGCCGAACGGATGCGCTCTCGCGAACTGGCCGCGGCGAAGATTCGCTGACGAATCGAGCCGTCGTGCGTTCGACCTCGGCAAGGAGCAGCTGAACTACGACCCGCTGGTTGACCGCGGCCGACACCGCCGCACGGCAACCGTATCTCGGGATGATTCGCGTCCGCCGGGTGGCGGTCGTGACTACAGCCCTGCGCCCTACACGCCCGCGGCTCCGTTCGTCGCGCCGACGCGTGAGGAAGCCACAAAATAGATCCTGGCTAATCAGATGGCCGTCGAGGAAGGGGACGCGGTCTCGACACGTCGGCCGCGGCGCAAGGCACGGTGCTCCAGGGCGGCAATCTCCAGGCGCTCCCAGGGCTTCGGGCGGGCGCGGGCGACCGGCCAGTATGACCGGGTCTACGACCGCGCTCTGGGCGCGTATGCGCTCCGTGAGGCCCTGCGTGGCAACGCGTGGGACCGCAACACACGACGCGGCTTCAAGGCCGCGAGTCTCGGCAATCAGGCGTCGTTCGTCGCGTCTGGGCAGTGCGCTTTCTCTCGCGCAGCTGGCCGGAGCCGGGAAGTATCCCGGCTACGTGGACGCGCCGCTCATCCCGGGAGGGCACTACTAATGCCATCACGATTTCCGGCGCACCGCCCGCACGTTGAGACGCCAGAAGAAGCCGCTGATCGAATGCAGCGTGAGGCGAACTATCGCGCCTACCTGCTCCAGCTGGAGAATCAACACTACGACCGCTGGCTGCGTGAATCGACGCAGACGGCGCGACAGCCGTATCTCGAATCAGGCCGCAGAGGCGATGGGCGGGTTCAGTGACTGGACGCCACCGACCTATGAGCCTGCCGCGCCGTTCCAAGCGCCCGACAAAGATGACGGCGCTCAACGATCCGGCGTATCGCTTCGCGCTCGGCATGGGGACGCAATCAGATTCGAACGCAACGCGTCGGCCCGCGGCACGATTCTTGACCAGCGGGCACGCTTCAGAATTTGCAAAACTTCAGTCAGCAAGCTGCGGCCGATCAATACGAAAAGGTTTACGGGAAGGCGACAGAACGAATACAACCTCGCCGAACAGCAACGCGCCCAGGCCTTCGACCGCAACAGCCAAGCGGTGTTACCAATCGGCGGCACTGCGCAACCAGAACGCCGCAACGCGCATGCAGCAATACCTTGCGATGGCGGGCCTCGCTGGCCCTGGCGCGTATCCTGGGTTCCCGGCCGACAAGCTGCCGCCGCCGCTCTCGCCGCCAGGAGGCGTTCGCGGGGCCGCGTAATCCTGGCGTGGCGCTGCCGCCACCCCAACCGGGCTATCAAGCGCCCGCGTCGTTTGCGCAACTTCAGCAGCGACGACCGGCCCAGGGATTCCAGACGGCGAACTTCGGCAGTGTCGGAATGCGGAAACTACGCAGGAGCTTACTGATGCCATCGCTGGCTGAAATCGTCATGCTCGGTGGTCAGCAACGTGCTGACTCGATGCGGCGCGTGGCCGACATCGACTACCAGCGCCGCCAACAGTCGCAGGCGCTCTGGGCACCTCGGCATGAACCTAGCGCAGCTGGGCACGAACGCGTTTTCTGCATATCAGCAGGAGAAAAAGAAACGCGCCGCTGCGTGACCTTCAGCTGGAGAGCGAACGCCAACGGATCGCTGAATCAAAGCTCCGCACGCAGACCGCCCAGACAGAGGCCACGACCGCGCAGGCGGCGCTCGACCGCAAAGCGAAGATCGATATGTTCATGGGGTCATCGCTCACCGAAGACGAGCATGGCAACAAAATTTACGACCTCGATAAATTCGCCGAGAACTTGGCGGCGTCGGGATTGAATCTCGATCTGCCCGCGGTGAGTGCGTCCCTTCAAGGCTTCAACACTCTCGCAAAGCAGCGCCAGCAGCTGGACATCGACGCGGTTGGGCATCTCGCGTGGCCACCGCCAATGCGAAATACGATCCGCAGTTTGCGATCAATCACATCAAGCTGGCGATGTCGCATGGAGCCGTGAAGCAACAGGTCGGCGCGGACCTGATCAAACAGATCGAGGCCGCGCCGGATGCGGCCACCGTGAAGCAGCTGGTCGATTCGGCCATCGCGTTTGTCATCGGACGACGTGAAGAAAAACCTACTGGTGCCGAAGGCCGCAGACTTCATCGAACACGATCCGACGAAGTCGCTGATCAATAAAGCCACCGGCAATGTGGTGATTGCCGCCAGCCGGAAGTGCCGAAGGCTCCGAACTCGCAGTCGGAAGAATTCATGCTCGACGGCCGACGCGTGAAGGGTGACTACCTCCCTGGCGCAGCGGGTCAGCCTGGGCGCTTACTTCTACCAGGGCCAGGACGTGACCGGCCGTGCGCGTGGCATTCCGCCCGCCTCCCAGCTGCCGCCGCAAACGCCCACGGGCCTGCCGCCGCGCACCGAGTCCCAGGTGAAGTCGAAGTCGGATGCCTTCGGCCGGGAGCCGGTCGTCAGGCGTGTGCAGACGATGGCCGAAGCGGTGCAGTTCATCAATTCGCTCGACCCGAAGACGGACAACCCGGCCGACGATCAGGCGCTCATTTATGCGTTCGCGAAGGCGATGGATCCGGAGTCGGTCGTGCGCGAAGGTGAATACGCGACGTGCAGAAATACGCGCTAGTCGTGGCTGGAGACCTATGGGTTCGATGCGCGGCGCGTCGTCGCGGGCGGTGCGTTCTTGACGGGGCAGGCCCGCCAGAACATGAAGTCCACCATCGGCCAGAAATTCGAAGCGGGCCGTGCGCAATACGACAACCTCGCGAAGTCCTACGCGAACCAGATCAACAAACTCACCGGGCGCAATGACGGCGCAGACTTTCTCATCGACTACGGCGGCGCGTTCCCGGTGCGCCCGGGCAGCGGCGCGGGTGGTGGGGCGACACTCGGCCCGAACGTCGTGGATCAGATCGTCACGCAAGGCGGCGTGCGCTACAAAGTTTCGACCGACGCGAAAGGCAACGTGATCAAGTCGGAGGTAATCCGCTAATGCCGCAGCAGTCGCGTCCGTCGTTGCCGCCAGTCGGATCGCCAACGCGTCCGCTCACGATGACGCTGTCGTCGGGCGACAAGCCGCAGGAGCCGAAGTTCGATCCGTCAAAGCCCTACACCGTCTTCGACCCGACGCAGCCGTTCGAAATTGAGACGACACCCGAGAAGCCGAAGGAGCGCAACTGGCTCAGTGATGTCGTGGACACGCTGTCGGGGATGTGGAAAACACACCGATCCATCCCATCGACATCGCCACCGGCACCGCGGAGGCCGGTTCGTCATCCGCTCGACACCGGCAAGGCGGTTGATGCAGGCGCACGGGCGCACCGCCGAACGTGCGGAAGCGGCGTTCAAGCGCGGAGACTATCGCGACGGGCGTGCTGGAGGCCATCGAAGCGATCCTGCCGATCATCGGCCCGCAGTTGGTCGGACATCAATGCGCGTCGAGACGCCGGAGAAATATCGAACGAGGAATACACGGGACAAATTGCGGCGTCGGCCTGGGCGCGATGTGCCGGGTGCCATGAAGAATGCGACCGCGCCGCAGCTGCCGCGTTTGATGCGCCCGAACCCGAACCCCGCGGTGCGCGAAGCGGTCGAGTGGGGCTCAGCGGCAGCAGCCGCCAATTCCTGTGGACGCGGCGACCGCGACCGGCAATCGTGCGGTGCGCGGTGTGCAACATCTCGCGGATCGATCTGTCGGGGGGCCTTGCTCTCTGCCCCCAGGGAACAGGCGACCGCGCAGGCAATGACACAGCAGGGCCGACGCTTGGCCGAAGCGGCGCATCCGGCCGGTAGTCGCGACTCCAATCACCGCAGGCGAGGCGGTGCCCGCAGGCATCGAGGCGAGTCGTCGGGCCTACAGTGCGGCGTCACGTCAAGGCTACGAAGCGCTGGAGCGCATCGAGGCCAGCCCGACGATGACGCGCAACGTCACGATGAGCATTCCGACGACGGCCCGCGGACGGCACGACCGTCATGTCACGCGTCACCGTGCCGATGCAGATGCCGGTGAACCTGCGGGCCGCGAAGGCGCAGCTGCGACCGATCTTCGACCGCATGATGCGGCAGATGCCGTCACGCAGCGCGATGCGAGTGCAGGCCTGCAAGCGATCAAAAACATTCTGGACGCGCCTGACTATCTGCCCGCCTCGATGGTCGATATGGATCTGAGCGCCATTAAAGCCCTGGCGCGTGAGAGCGCCGGTCGGAGTCACGGGCTGTCCGCGCAGGCGGTGCGCACGCTCGAAACGGAACTGCAACGGGCCATCGCGATTGGAGGCCGACCGGCGCAGCAGGCTCTCGCCGCGGGCCGTCGAGCGCACGTCGAAGGGATCCGTGCGACGGAACTCCTTGAATCGCTGAAGACCGAACCGGCGCAACTGTTCAAGAACCTCACGCAGCCGAACGACGCGTGGCTGAACCGCCTGCGTGCGGTCGCCAGGGAAGCGCCGGAGGCCGTGCCGCAGATCGCCCGGGCCTTTCTCGATGAACTCATCAATAAGGCCACCCAGGGCGGCGGGCTTCAGCCGCGAGGCAGGCATCGGTCGCATCTGGGACAACCTGGGCGCGGAAACCAAACGCGTGCTGTTCCCTGATGCGCGACACCGCGCCGATCTGGATCACTTCTTCACCCTGGCGAAGTCGATGGCGGAAAACCCGAACCCGTCTGGGACCGGGCACCTCGCCTCACTCACGGCCCAGGGTGTGTATGCACTCACGGAACCCATCACCGGAGCCAAGATGGTGATCGGCGGTGCGGCGCTGTCAAGCTTGCTGCATTCGCCTGCGGCGGTGCGTGCGCTCACACAGGGGTTGCGCGTGCCGGTCACTGGCAATCGAGCCGCGGCGGTGTCGGCGTTCGCCGCCATCTCTCGCGCTCTTGAAAACGCGAAGGCCGCAGTCGGCGAGGCGAAGGGCGCGGCTCCCTGGATGCCTGCGCCGGTTGGCGTCAGATAGGACGTGACGTGTGAATAGTGCGCTTGGGGTTCCGCTCTTCCCGTATCCGTTCCGGCATCCGGCGACGGCGGTGCCGCTGGCATTCGGCAGTGTCACGACGATGCTGGCGGGCACGCAGACGCTCGTCGCGACGTTCGCTGACGCGGCGCTCACACAGCCGAACCCGAACCCGTGCCCGCTCGATTCGTCGGGGTATGCGCGGTTGTTTTTCTCGCCGCTCAACGGCGGCACCGCGGGCGTCTCCTACGACGTGGTCGTGAAAGATGCGGCGGGCCTCGTGCAGTGGACGTTTGAAGATGTCGTCGTGCCGGTGCCGACTGCGGGCGGCAACGCGACCGACATCGTCATCGGCCACGGGGCCGCGCCCACACTCACGATTGCCGGTGGTTCGATCACGCCCTGGAAGAACCTGCATCTCATCACGCCGGAAGGGGGAGCCGCGGACAACCTCGACGCAATTTCGATTGCGCAGTTTCCAGAGGGTGGCCGACTGACGATCAGCAACACGAACGGCGCGGCAACGATCACGATCCGCAACAACCAGGGCAACATCTTCACGTCTGACGGCCAGGACGTGCTGCTGAACTCCACGTCGCAGCGGCTCTCGCTCATCCGCTACGGCGCGAACTTCTACGTCGATATGCAGGTTGGCGGTGGGACTGGCGGTGGGGGCGGCACGACGATCATCCAGGGCGGTGGCAACTTTGCGGCCACGGGGCGCTTGACGGGTCTCAGCGGTGCCGCCGTGCCAACCATCGACTACGGCACCGCGAACATCTACTACACGCCGTATCACGGGAACGTGATCGACCTCTACGACGGCGTGTCGGCGTTCCAGCGGTTCACGTTTTCCGAATTGACCCTGCCGCTCTCTGGTATCGCGGCGGGCGTGGAAGTGATCGACGTGTTCGCGTTCAACAGCGCCGGAGTCGTCGCGCTCGTTGCCGTGCCCTGGTCGAGTGCCATCGCCCGCGGCTCCGCGCTCGTGCGTCAGCAGGGCGTCTTGGTGAACTCGGCGCAGCCGACGCAGCGGTATCTCGGAACGGTCGCAATGAACGGCACCGGCACCACCGCAGACGGTGTGACCGCCCGCTACATCTGGAACTACTACAACCGGGTGCGTCGAGCGATGCGTCGGCTCGAAACGACGGCGTCCTGGGACTGGAGTGTCTCGGCCTATCATCAAGCGAACGCGTCGGCGCTCAACCAGCTGAACTTCGTGATCGGGGTATCGGAAGATGCGCTCGACGTGGATGTGGTCGGTCGGGTGCTAGTGCAGGATCCGGAAGCGCCTGCGGGCGTGTCTATCGGCCTCGACTCAGCCACGACGCCCGCGGTCGGCGTGATCGATCAGTCGAACGGTCTCTTCACGCCCTACATCACGCAGAACATTCGGGCGTCCCTGATGATGGCCGTGCCGGAAGGGAAGCACGCCTTCGTGTGGTTGGAACGCGGGCACGAATCCGGGGCAACGTGGACAGGCGTGGGGACACTCTTTCGGGCAGGCATGAGTGGCTCGGTGCTGGCCTAGTCGCCAGCACCGGCCCACACACGTTACGCCTCGGCGTTCTTCTCCGCGACGGGGAGCCGCGGTTCTCGCTTCTGCTTCTCGCCATACTTCTTGCGCATCGCCGCTTGGAAATTCGCACGATGCTCTGGCGTCCAAGCTTTTCGCGGTTGACGGAGCGGCCCTTTGCCGTCCGCTCTCATCGTCACGCCGTTCATCGCCGCTGCGTGGCCGTGGTGTAGCGACCGGCCGTTCGTGGCGGGCTTTCTCTTCAACGTCTTCGCCAGCTTGTTCAGCTTCTGCCCCTTCGCGGCTAACGTCGCCGCGTATTTGCGGCGGCGCTCCGGCGTCCACGCTTTCCTCGCGACCGCACTCGCGGCGCTCTTCTTCTTAGGATGCTGCGCTCGGTAGCGTTGCCGACGCTTGGCGTTGTAGTCGTCATACTCGGCTCGACGCTCCGCGTTGGTTGGCTTCGCCGTTTTGGGTGCCGCCTTCGCGGCTCTCTTCTCTTCCCATCTCTTCGTCATCGAATTGATGAACTTCTTTCGCTGCGACGGCGACCACTTGTGCGCTCCGGTCTTGCTCTCGCTAGTGACGGGCCTCGGGCTGCTGCTCGATAAAAGCTTCGCGGTGAGTGTTTCGAGGCCGAGTTGAATTAGCTGCTGCTCTTGCTTCGCGGTGAACGCGATTTGGATCTTCATGTTTCCTCTCGATGTAAGTGGGGATGGGAACGTCGAGGTATTCAAGAATCATCTCTTCCATGATCAAACTCATGGATTTGTTCTCTCTGCGGGCGATGCGACGGATGCCTTCTTTGACTGGTTCTGGTAACCCATGGCCGAACGGGACGCGGGCTTTACCGTTCGCAAGTCGAGGGCAGATTAGTCTCGGACGCTTCATTTGGAACCTCATATTGTTAGACCCACATGAACCTTCGCGCCGGGATGAGGGCGTCTCCACGGCCGGTTTTACGACATGTCAAGCGTTTTTACAAGTTAGATTTGCTTTGGCAGAGTAAGGACTCCGGCCTCCGGTTAGTGGCCCACAGCGCCCCCTCAGAGCGAATTCCCTGAGTGTTCCCAGCCTGTTGCCACTAGACCGAAGGCCGAAAGGTCTAGCGAGGTAAGACGTTAGGGATCGTGATCAATTTCGTGATCACCCACAGCACCAGCACGATCAGCGCTAACACTTGGATCGCTCTGGCCCACCCTGGCGGCATCGGCACGTGCGTCGTCAGTAGATACACGAGGAACCCGATCAGGACAGCGATGAGAATTACAACGATCAGATCCATGTTCATCCTTCCGGTTAGCTAACGATGATCGACACGGTGCGGACCACGGTGCCGCCCGCGTTGGTGCAGGACAAGAGATAGTCGCGACTGATGCCTGGGCGCACTTGCGCGAAGCCGCCCAGCGCGACGTTGCCCAGGTTCTGACTCGGTTGACCGGGTGAGTCGATCCGGCAATGCGTGTCGGCGCTGCCGCTCACATCCCAACGCAGGAACGTGTCGAGCGTTGCGCCGTTAGGTGGACCGAGTCGTGTCGCGTCAGCTGTGAACGCGTGAATCGTCGGCGCGACGACCGGGGCTGATGGCGCGGTGGGTGACCGGTCATCGCCCGGGCCATTGATGCGCAGGTTGCACGCCGCGACACAGCCGGTGAGGGTGAGAGCGAGAACAGCAACGACGGCACAGTGACGCATAGAGACTCCTTCAGGTTGACGTGTGATGACGAACTGGTGGCGTCGGGCGCTCGTGCTTCTTGCGCTTCAGCGCGTTCAGTTCTTTCTGACAGCGACCGCAGTAACGATCTGGAAACCCAGTCGAGGTGTCGGGTTGCAGTCCCGGCTCTCCACAGTTCAGGCACCGGTTCTCGATGCGTCGTCGCAGCAGTTCTGGGCCGGTCAGGTCTTTCACCGCCATGGCTATGCCTTCACTTTCTTGACGCGCTCGACACGGTCGGGCGGCGCGTCCATCAGGAAATTCAAAAACCATTTCGTCAGGTCGGAGCGGTAGAACGTCGTGTTGCCGTGGTCTTTCACGATCCGGAACAACTGAAGTGCCGCACGGGCCTGGGCAGGCACGTCCGCGTCTTCTGGCGGCTCCAGCAGCCGCACCGCATGCACGTCGGTCGATTCGACCACGCAGATGTGCGCCAGTCGCTCCATGCGTCGAATGTCCTTCGGGCTGATGGTGTCTTTTTTTACGATGAACACCGGCAGCGCCCGCGTGGGTGTCTCAGCCATCAGCCGGTTCTCCGTTCGCGTTTGGAACGCACGCCGCGCACGCCCGAGATGAGCGCCGTGATTTCTCCGCTGTTGTTCCACGTGAAACCAAGCGGCCGACACAGGGTCTTCACCATCTCTGCCAAGTCGTCCGTCGTTGTGTCTGGTGCTGCGTCTAACTGTTTGTGCAGAGCGGCTTGCAGGTGTCGTCTGACTTCAGGGAGTGAGAGCGTAGCGCGAAGCGCGGATCTTGATCTACTGCTCTTGTTCAGTTCCGTTAAGTTCCGTTCGACTGGAATGTCTTGGAAGTTCCTAGAACTTCCTGGCGGGTCAGGAAAGTGTGAGTGCGTGCGCTTGTTCAGTCCTGTCTGGTGTTGTTCAAACTTGGCTATTTCATAACAGCGCCGACCGTCCGCGTCATACCAGCTGATGAGGCCCACCGCGTCGAGCGCCGCGAGTGCGGCGGTGAAGTCTTCTACGGCTCTGGGCGACCGTGGGTGGAACCGAAATTTCACCGTGGCGGCGTCCCCCTCTTCGCGGCCGAAGTCGTCGCTGTGAGCCACTAGGAGCGTGTAGAGGCTCTGTGCGAACTCGGCCAGACTGGGACACACGTCGAACAGCTGCGCGAAGCGGGCAGAGGTGCTGAGAGTTTTCGAGAGCATGCGACCGCGGGCCATTACTCGTCTCGTTTCAGGAGTGGGACCGCGTAGCCGCAGTCGTAACAGACGAGATGCAGGACGCCGTCGATCCGCCTCCGCAGCATCGTGGAGTGTCGGCAGAACCCCAGCCAGCCGAAGATTTGAAAGCACCAGCGGAGCAGCATGGTCATCGCCGCCTCGCGATCCCGAACTGCACCTCGGTGGCGATCCGGATCATCCGGCCGTCACGATTGGGCGCGTGGAACGCCACCAGCCCGTCGCACCACTCGGGCGTCTGTGGTTCGATTTCGAGCTTGCCCGCATCGAGCAGGCCGTGACAGCCGCGGCAGAGCGAGATGATCAGATCGGTTGAGGCGGTGCGGTCGAGCTTGGGGTTGCCGCCCATGCCGCGATGCCGGAACGCGTGACACGGATCGACCGGCAGCTGACGACCTTTGAATGTGCAGCGTGGGTTGCGACACTTGCGGTTGTCGCGTTTGAGCGCCGCCTGCATCACGGCGTCTTCGGCGGCGCTCCTGGCGGCGCTCCGCTCTCGACGCTCGATCAGGAATTCACCGCGCATCGGCTTTTCGTTCATCAGTCACCGCCTCGTCGGGCAGAGGCACGACCACATCAAAATGCTCGGCGGCGAATCGCACGAGCCATTCCATGTAGTCGGCGAATTCTTTGGTGCTTAGTTCTGAACTCGTGCGGGCGGGTTTCGTGCGCGGAGCCACGCCAGGGATGAGCGGCGTGACGGTGACCGTGCCGAAGCGCACGGCGAGAAGATCGTAGTGGAGCGTTTCGTGTTCGTGGAAATCGTAGCCGCAGTGATCGGCGATGGCCGGATAGCAGACACCCCAGAGCCAATTGTTCTGCGCGACGGATCGCTTCTCGCCGTGTTCGACTACCGTGACATCGACACGCTTGCCCAGGAGCGCCACCCGCAGGTAGGCGTCAAAACGAACGCGGGCGTCTAGGTGCAGACGCCCGCGTGTATCGACAAACCCTGGCCAGGAGACGGGCATCACATACCTAATGCGGTGCTGTCACCGCCGCTGCTGCCTGGAACTGCCGCACTGCATTCGCCATCGTCCGGAGTGCCTCGGTCTCGGTCTCGCACTCGCGCAGGAACTTCATCACCTTCGCTTCGAACTCGTTGATCACCGCGTCGTCGCGATGCATGCGCACCACGAACAGCTGCAACGCTTCCGGTAGATCGGGCGAGTAGCTGACGAAGTCCCACCAGTCGGCATCGCAGATCCACATCGAGTGCAGCAGCTGCGGCACGTATTCGGACGGCACGCCGCCCGTGCGCAGATACTCGACGTGCGTGGCCGTCTTCGGCACCTTCAGTTCGACGCCGCCGACGCCGTCGTCCACGAGGCCGTCCGGTGAGCAGCCGACCGCCAGGGTGTCGTGCATGATGAAGCCGACCGGATCCACCCAGATGTCGGTTTTCAGTTCGTATGCGGCCAGCGCGTCCGGTTGCAGGTCCGTGCCGCGCTGCATCCAGCCCGACACGTAGTCGTCTTCAATCGGCCGACCACTCAGTCGCTCGGCGACGATGCGGTAGCGCAGATCGCGACGACCAGCGGACTCGCTGCCGTTCTTGAGAAACGAAATCGCCTTTGCCGCGAGACTCGCGGTGAGTCTCCCGGCGCGGGCGGCTTTCCACTCGGGCGTGCCCTGCTCCATGCGGAGGATGGTGGCGTGCGTCACTTCGCCACCGCCTTCACCTGGGCCGCGGTGCGCTTGATCGCTTCCCAGTCCTTGTTGCGATGCCGCAGCATGTGATCGCGGAACGCGTCGGCGCTCTTCACCCAGGCCGCACGGAGCGCCACGGTGCCCTGTGCCGCGATGCGCTGCATGTCGGCCAGCCAGGGCGCGAGGCCTGCGGGTTCCGTCACAACGGGCGCAGGCGGCTTGCCATAGGCCGCGCCGTCATCGTCCCTGGTCGCCACGCCCAGCAGATCGCACGTCGTGTAGCGACGGCCGTAGCTGTTCGCAGAGCCGAGACCCTGGATGCCGTTCTTCGATCCAGTCGTGTCGGCCTGTGAGAGAAATTCTGAGCGGCGCGAGTGGCCCAGGCGGTGCGTGAGAATGCCGATGACGCGCATCGTCTTCGCGTCGGGCCACTCGACCTGATGCGACAGCGAGAAGCCGTGCTTCCGCATAATGGGCCGCACCTGCTCAACAATCGCGTCGAGCGAGGCGTAGTTCCACTTACCGTTGTCGCCTTCGCTGGTCTTGGCGATGATCGGTAGTTCGTCCTGCATGTCCACGAACGCGCTGGCGAACGCGGCTGCGGCCTGCGAGGCCAGCATCTGCTTCTGCATCTCGATTAAGGCCTGGAGCTTGGACACGTCCAGATCCTTGTTCGCGGCCATGCGGACGATTTCTGTCGCAAGGTCGGGCGCGGTCTGGGCCACAGACTGAAGCGCCTGTGTGTCTGGCAGGGTCATAGGCACGGACCTCCGTGGCCGTTTGGTGGTGGGGTTCCCGTTGGGTGTAGACTCGGTCTGTAACATCTGTCTGTCTCCTTGATCGCCGGGGCCACGTTGCTGCGTGGCCCCTCTTTTTGTGTTCACGTTCCTACGCCGCCGTGCGCAGCCGCAGGCGGGTGATGGCGTAGACGCCCTTCTTCACTTCCGGCGTCAGCGTGCGCTGGCCCGACAAAATCAACGACAACTGGCTTTCCGAGATGCCCACGCGCCTCGCCAGCCATCGCTGCGTTTTGTCGTGGCTGGCCAGCCACGTCCGCACGAGCCGTCGTTGTTGCTTCACGGAAAGGAACTTTATCACAGGGCCACACCCGGAAGGCAAGTCGAGGGTGTGCCTGCATAGTAAATTTGCAAATGTCTGCTCTGATGCGAAACACTAGTGTGGACAACATGACTGCAATGAAGCTGAAAAAGACACCGAAACCGCCTGACCTGAACCAGTTACTGCGCCGCGGGTTCGAAGCGTGCTTGACTGACATCGAGCATGAGACCGGGGTGAACACTAATCCCAGGACGCTGGGCCTTAAGGCCAAGCGGCCATCGTCGGCGCTCTACGCGTGGCTGAATGGACGCGCGGGCATCTCGTGGCAAACGCTCAATGAGTGGATTGTGATTTTGGGGATCACGCCGCATCAATTTCTGCGTCGATGCGTTGCAATCAACGCGGGGCAGGCGTATAACGATCTTTCATCCCAGAAAGAACAGGTAACGACTCATGCGACCGTTGAAGATGCCATGGCGCGGATCGGTGCAGAAGATATTGCCGTTCTCCGGCAACACATTGAAGCCGTCGCGGAACGCGCCATTGAAAAGCACGCGGCGCGATTGGCTCTCGGCCTGCAACAAACATCTTCAGTGGCTGGCCAAGCACAATCCGGTTCGCGCCGCTCTTCTCGCAAAACTGGTTAAGGACACCTATCTCGACCACAAACAAAAACAGCTGCGCATGACGGCCACGCGCAGCTGTTCCCGAGAAAAAGTCGGATCGTGAATCAGACCCGGTCGTAGGCGTCGGCCTCCCAGTCTGGTTCGCGCTCGTCATCGTCGTCGCGCACGGTTGCGTAGAACTCTTCGTTCTCGACGCACCCTGCGCACCAGTCTGCGACCACCGCGTCGTAGCCTGGGCAGTCCCTGGTCATCTTCTCGGCAGGCTCCACGACGACGGTCGTGAGACCGTCGTCGGAGATGCGCCCGCAGAAATCGCAGATGTGTTCGTCGTTCACGTAGGCCATCACGCCACCGCCTGTTCTTCGACCATCGGCAGCAGTTCCGGTGACCCCTTCGGCTCGTGCGGCAGGCCGTAGCGGGCCGCGCACGTCGGGCCGTAGCCGACCTCGACGCTGCCTGCATCCGACAGCGGCAACGCGCAGAACGAGCAACGCGCCATCAGAGCGCCGTAGGCCTTCGCGTGCTTCGCCGGGTCCGTTGCGATTTCGAGCAGCAGCGAGAGCAGCGGGCCGTCACCGCGCAGTGGGCCATGCACGTCACCCTCGGCCGTGATGCGGCCCTTCCAGGCACCGGCCACGACGACCGTGATGCTGCCCGGGATCCGCGCCTGGGCACCGGCCAGCGACAGCCGCAGTTCCTCGACGCCGTCCGCGGCCAGGAAGCGGGCCTTCGGAAATTTCAGGCCGCGCTCTTTCGCTGCGGTGAGGAACGCGATGATCGCCGTGCCGTCCACCGTCGTCGGCGCAGCGGGCTGCACAGGCTTCGCCTTCGCCCGTGCCGCCTCGCACTCCGTCTCGTTCACGTGGGACGCGCCGAAGCCGCGCACCCAGTCGATCTGGGCACCGGCCGGAATGAACACGCCGCACTTCGCGCAGCGACCGTTGAACTTGGCGGTGATGGTCATTACCGCACCTCCTGTCCGGTCGCCACGTCGAAGATTTTGACCGTGCGGTAGGTGCGGGCGATGTCGCCGTTCGCGAGTTTGCGGGCCAGATCGATCCGGCCGCACCAGCCGATGATGCCGAAGCTGTTGGGGCCACCGTCTTGCGTGATGGGACCGCCCGCGATGATCAGCGCCGCGGCCTCTTCGCACTTCTCGGCCCACTTCGCGTAGGAGCCATCGGCGAGGTATTGCGCTTGGCACTCGCGGTCGAACGCTTCCGAGACCGGGTGGTCCGTGCGGATGTCGATGTTCTTCTCGCCCGCCAGGATGCGGCGATACTTTGCCGCCTGCGCCAGCTGACTCTTCAGGTCTTCCTGCCGCCGTGCTTCGGCGACCTCGTGCTTGTAGCCAGCGACCAGCACGATGTGCGTGTAGGTGCGGGCCGTGGTGCGGGTGAAGGTGCCGATTGCGGTGGTCACGGTGAGGGTCGTTTTCTTTGCCATGTCTGTCTCTCTCCTAAGAGGCCGGGTTGCTGCCCAGCCGGTCAACAGGGACAATTATGATGCACATCGGAATTACCTGTCAACCCCTGAAAACTGGCCTGAAATTGGGCGAATTGTCGAGCCGTCCAGGGCCTGCCTGGGGCGCTTGACAGGGTAATTGGTTGTGCATGATAATTGGCTCCATTGACCGCCGCGCAGCAACGCGGCTTTGACAGGAGACAGACAGATGAAAACTTACGGCTTCAACATCCGCTTCACCCGCCCCGACGAGAACAACGCCAACGTCTACGAAATCGGCTACAACGCCTACGGCCGGGACGTGGTGGACAGCGACACCGCCGCCGATCAGGTGCGTGAGCGGAACGCGCACGTGACGCTGCTCGACGTGGAACTGGTCGTGATCTTCGATGAAGACGGCAACGTGATCTGGCGGCGTGCGCCGCGTGTCGGCGACAAGTTCTACACCGCGTCGGCCTTCGTCTTCGGCGACAACCCGGCCAGCGTTCACATCAGCGAATTCACGGTGAAGAGCGTGAAGTCGCTGGTCATCCTCGTGCAGCGCGACCTGACGCAGCAGACGCGGGTGCCCGTCCAGGCCATTCACGCCCGCTACGCGGCATCGCCTGCCGAAGCGGTGTTGCGGCTCGAAAAGCAGATTGACGAGGAAGTTCTGAAGGCGCGGAAGCGCAAGTCGATTGTCGCGTCCTGGCTCACCGAGAACCTCACCGATGCGAACTACCTCGCGGCCCTGAAGTCCATCAAGCTCACGGAGGCGAAGTAGCCATGTCGCTGCTCACGCTCGACGCTGCTATCTTCATCACGAAGACCACCGCCGTGGCGACCACCGCCTGCGCGTGCGGCCACGCAGACCGCCAGCCGACCATCGTGCGCGTGCCGATGTATTCGGACTACTGCGATTGCTGCCAGGACATCTCGGCGGCGTTCGACTACTGGGCTGCTTGCACCAGCTGCAACGACCGCGTGTGCCCGTCGTGCAGCGCCACGCCGCACGAGGCCGAAGACGAACGCGGCGCGAAGACCCTCTGCCACCGCTGCGCCGCGGATCCCCAGAACTAGCGCATCACACACCGCCGCAGGATCGCCTGCGGCGGTGCTACACTTTGCAACCAGAAAGTAAATTCACAGGAGACAGCACACATGAAGGGGCACGTTCGCAAACGCGGCAACAGCTATTCGGTCACCATCTATCGCGGCCTGAAGCCGCACCCAACCGCCGAAGGCAAGTTCATCAAGGACTACAAGACCATCTCGCTCGGACAGGTCAGCAAGAAAGAGGCAGATCGGCTGGCGTTGAAATATGCCAGCAACCAGCACGACGGCATGTTGATCGAACCGTCAAAGCTCGTCACGGCCGACTACCTGACGACGTGGCTCACGAATCTGGCCGCGTCGGGCCGCGTGCGTGAGGGCAGCATCGACCGGTATCGGTGTTCTGTTGGACGCCTCATCGAAGCGCCGGAAGGGAAATTGCCGCTGCAAAAACTCACGACGCAGAATCTCGACACGCTGGTCGGCCGGTTGCTACTCGACCGGATGCCGTCCACCGTGCGCCAGATCATCCGCACGATCAAGATGGCGCTGGAGAAGGCGCGGAAGACGAAGCTGGTGGCGGTCAACGTCGCGAAGGACGTAGACCTCCCGCGCAACATCGAGGGCACCGACACCGACAAGGGCAGCGAGGCGCGAGAGCATTGCTGGACGAAAGCTGAAGCGCAGGCCGTCATCGAGACCGCCGACCTGATGGGCGAATTCTGGGGCGCGTTCTATGCCCTGGCGCTCGACGCTGGCCCACGGCTCCGCGAACTGGCCGGGGTGCGCTGGGCCGACCTCGACCTCACGGCGGGCACCGTTGACATTCGGCACCAGCTGAACGGGAAGTATCGGCGCAAGAGCATCGGCAAAGTGAAGCTGTTTGTGCCCACGAAGACCGGCCGCATCCGTGTCGGCATCACGCTCCACCCGGAGACGGTGGCGCGGCTCAAGGCGTGGAAGAAGGCCCAGGCCGCAGCACGGCTGAAGCGCGAGGGCACCTACACGGACCTGGGGCTGGTGTTCGCGGTGGCTGACGGTCAGCCCTTCGTGACGCACTCGATCAATTCGACCGCGCACGCGGAAATCATCGCCGGGGCCAAAGTGAAGCCGATCAAGTTCCACGGCACGCGACACACCGCCGCCACGCTACTGCTCCTGGCAAACGTGCCGGTCATCGTGGTGGCCAATCGGCTGGGCCACAAGCGCCCGTCCGAGACGCTCGACACCTACGCGCACGTCCTGGCTGAAGTGTCCAAGCGCCCACTCCCCGCGGACGTTCTCTACGGATAGACTGACAATCTTTTGCCAATCCGTTGCAAAAAACCACAAAACACAGGACAACACAGCAACGGCTGCAACCGCATGAAAACACAGAACTTAAGACCACTAGAGCGAACTAGGCAAAACAGCGAAAAACAGCCAAAATGGACAGCGTTGATGTATTAGGAGACGAAAAAAGGCCCGAAAAACGGGCCTTTTTCGTTGTTGGGGGTCAGATTTGACAATCTTCTGACAATCCGATTGTCAGTCGCCGATTCGGCGCTGCAAATGCCGGTCAGGCGGCTGGTTCCCAGGCGTCAGCGAGGCACGCGGAATGCGGATGAGACGGCCCACGCGGACGTAGGGCAGATCGCCTGCGGTCAGCGCCGCGTAGATGCACGACCGGCTGCACCGGAGAATGCGCTGGGCCTCCGCTGGCGTCAGGAAGTCTTCGTCGTCCGCTACGGCGCTCTGTGCGGTGGCTGTCTTCGTCATAGCTCTTACCTCGACTCGGTGGTCTTCGGTGCGTCCTGGGTCACGGTGGGGGCTGGGACGGTCGGCAGCGGCAGTGGTGACAACCCGGCCTCGATGGTTGTGGTGATCGAGAGGGGCACCGGCATCGTGACGTAGGCGGTCTCGACGCCTGGGTCACCGCTCGTCCACGTCTTGCCGAAATTCGCTGGCAGCTGACCTGGGGGCACCTTGAACAGCTGCGCGGCGTAGGTCACGCCCGCGGTCGTGGCGGTCACCACGCCGACCACCCAGTCACCTTCGCCCAGCACCACTACGTCGCCCAGCTTCATCATCAACATCGCATTTCCCTTTCAGACCATCACCGTCGCAGGCCGGGGGATTTCCCAGTCCTGCGGACGCCAGAGATGCAGGCAGAACCGATGCGTGTTTTGGTGATCTGCCCGAGGCACGTGCAGCTGCATCGCGGTTTCGCCGTCTTTGAAGAACAACTGCTTGACAAAATCCATTTCTTCCCAGGTGGGACAGCGGTGCGCGAGAGAGACGCTCACGTGGTCCCAGCCCAGGCCGTCCGATGCCTGGACGGTCAGCATCGCGCCCAGCGGGCCAGGAATGCGGTAGGCCCCGTTCACGTCTTCGTAGACGCGTCCGTCTTCCGGCAGCTTGAACTTCAGCGCCCGTAGGATGGGAGCGTGCCGCATAGTGTGTGTTCCTACCACACACTTCGCCGTGTTGGCAAATTGCCTTTACGATTGGGTAGTAGACTTTCTCTTGACATCGGGTGTAACAATAAGCGGGCAACAAAATGTCAAGAGGGCAAGCCGAAGGCAAAATCGTGCGTCGTCAGCGGGCGCTCGACCTTCGCATCGCAGGCCAGCGGTATCGCGCCATCGCGGCCGAACTGGGCGTCAACCACGTGCAGGCCTATCGCGACGTGCGTGCCGCACTCGCGGAAATCAACACGAAGAATCACGAGAAGGCAGAGCAGCTGCGCGATCTGGAACTGCGCCGCTACGACCAGCTGATGTCGCTGCTCTGGACGAAGTGCGAAGCCGGTGACGTGCAGGCGGCGCGTGCCGTCGTGGCGCTCATGGAACGTCGCGCCAAATTGCTCGGCCTCGATGCGCCCACGAAGGTGGGCCTCAGTGGAGATGGTGAAGGCGGGCCGGTCACCGTCGTTCATCAATACCTGCCATGACGATGCTGGAAACGCCGCGGCAGACGGCGACTCAGGACGCGATAGCCAATCGCCTCGCGGCCGCGTGGCGCTGCGAGTGGGGCCGCATGGGGCCGTATTCGCCGTTCGATGTGTATCTGATGCGCGAGAAAAAGATCGTCGCCCTGGTGGAAATTCGCACGCGTCAGAACCGCCAGTTCGCGACGTTCCCGACCGTGATGCTTGACCTCGACAAGTGGTTCCACCTGATGCAGGGCGAAGTGGTGATGCAGCTGGCAGGCGTCTACGTCGTGGCGTTCCCTGATGGCATCTGGTGGCTGCGCATCGGCACATTGCCGGTCAACACGTTCAAGGTGACGTTCCGTGGGCGCACGGATCGACCGGAAGCGCCGAACGATCAATCGCCGGTCATCGAAGTGCCCTGCGCAAGTTTTCACCGGCTCGGCTCATCGGACGGAGTGTTCACGCCATGACGCCACGCGCTGCGGTGCGCCCGCGTGTTGTGGTGCGCCCGCATCGCCGGAAACCCATCTTGCGAGTTACTCGGAAACCCGTTGTTCAAAAGCCCATCAAACGACAAAGGACACGCATCATGACGACGACAACTAAAGCTCCCCAGGATCCCGGCGCTCTGCCCGCGAGTGAACTGACGAAGCGCGAACACTTCGCTGCCGTGGCGATGCAGGGCGCGTTCGCGAATCCGAACACGGACCTGGGCACCGCAGCCGCGCAGGCCGTGCGTGCCGCTGATGCGCTCGTGGGTGCGCTCAACCCTGTGCCGCCGCCAACTGTGGCGACTGCGGAACCTGAGAAGACCGAAGCGAAGAAGTAGCCATGACCGTTGACGAAGCCCGCGCTGCGATTCGTCTCGCGCTCGATGAGCGGCGTGCGCGTCTCCTGGCGCGTGAACCGTTGCGCGACGTTGTTGAACGCTGGCAAGCGATGACACGTGAGGCGCTCGATGTCATCTACGCGGATGCGCATCACGCCTACCGCGAACAGCGCAACAAGGACGCCGCCTGGAACGCCGCCCGCGAACGTGAACGATGAGCCGCAGTGTCGAACGGAGGCTTGCTCTGATGAGAACACAACCACATGTGACGTTCGCCAGCGATCCCTACGCGGAACTGACGAAGCGGGAATACATGGCCACGCACATTCTCGCGGGCAAGATCGACATCACCGTCGCCGAAGCAGTCGCCCTGACCGACATGCTCATTGCGCAGCTGAATGCTGCGGTGCAGCAGGGCGTTACGCAAAACGACGTAACGGAGCAGAGCGATGGATGACCGCGTCACCGTCCGCATCACCGTGGAGACGACGCCGCCCGTGACTGTCACGGCCGACATCAGCCACGACGATCTGACAACACTGAGCGCCACCGACTTCGTGCAGCGCTTCATGCTGCCCGCAATCATCTGCATCCGCACGCAGATGCTGGAAGACATCACCGCGCAGGAATAACCACCAACGAACAAGGAGTCACGAATGCCATCACGTCTTGCTGTTATCTCGTTTCTCGACGAACCCGGTTCGCCGAACTACCCGTCGCAGGGGCCAGGGTTCCCATCGCAGGGTCTCCCGGGCATTCCGCCGTATCCGTCGCAGGGCTTGCCAGGGTTCCCAGGCTTGCCGAACCAGGGTCTGCCGGGTGGGCCGGTGCATCTGCCGGTCTATCCGTTCGATCCCACGCGTCCCGACAACTCACTGCCAGGAACACCGGGTAGTCCCTCGCAGGGACCGGGCTTCCCGACGCAGCCCATCGCTCCAGGCGGGCGCTTCATCGTGAAGTGGCTGGCCTGTGTCGGTCTCATCCTCGTGCCCGACAACTCGCTGCCGCCCACAGCCGAACCGCGGTAACGGTGCGCGGATGCTCTCCCTCGATGTCCCACGTGCGGTGACCATGCAGTGGCGCGGCCTCCAGGCTGACGCCATGCAGGACACGACACGTGAACTGGACATCGAGGGCGCACTGCGTGCGTCGAAGACGACCATCTGCCTCTGGAAAGAACTGAACGCGTGCCTCGCGAACCCGGGCATCCACGGCATGCTCTGCCGCTGGTCCGACGATGCCACGCACGGCATCCTGAAGCCCGTGTGGCGGGCGATCTGCCGTCAGGCGGGCGTGCGCCTCACGTGGCACGGTGACGAGCAATACGACGAACTGGACAACGGCAGCTGGATGTATATCCGCGGCCTGCGCAGCCAGGACCAAACGACGCGCTACTCGAAATTCCGCGGGTTGACGCTGGCCCGCGCCTACATCGATCAGGCCGAAGAAGTCCCGCGGGATGTGTATCTGGAACTCGCGGCGCGGCTCTCGCAGTCTGGACATCCGCATCAGATTGTGATCAGCCCCAACGCGGTGGAAGAGACGCATTGGATCGCGCAGGAATTCCCGGCCGACAATTCGAACCCGCACCGCAAATACATTTCGCTCTCGGTCTACGCGAACGAACACAACTGCCGCCTGAAGTCATCCCCAACCTGTGTCGGCTCTTCCCGGTAGGCCACCCGAAGCACCGCACGATGGTTGAAGGGAAGCGCGGTCTCAACGTCGTCGGCGATCCGGTCTACGCGGGCGCGTTCGTGCGTGCGCTCCACGTGCGACCGTGCGACTACAACAAACAGCTGCCGCTCGATGAAGCGATTGATTTCGGGAAGCACCATCCGTGCATCGTCTGGCGGCAGCAGACCGCACTGGGCCAGACGCTCTATCTCGGCGGCATTCTTGGCCAGGGCATGTATCTGGAAGATTTCCTGCCCATCGTCAAGCAGCACCGCCAGCGCTGGTTTCCGGACCCGGTCGAGATTCGCACGTGCTGCGATCCGGCCGGGGCCAGCGATAACTCGCACGGTGTCCGTGACAACGGCGTGAAGGTGCTGAAAGACCACGGCTTCGCTCCCAGGTGGACACCGAACGCGAACGCGCCTGATGTGCGTCTCGCGATGGTCGAGCGCACCGCGGGCCTCATGCGCCGACGCACACCCAGCGGTGAAGCGCTCGGCGTGGACAATTCGCGCTGGCTGCGCGTGTCGAACAATGCGGTGGTCGAAGACAACTTCCTCGCGGACGGCTTCGAAGCGGGCTACGTCTGGGATGAACACATGGTCTCGGTCGGCTCGAAACAAATTCGCAAGCCGAAGAAGGATGGCTGGTTCGAACACGCGCAGAACTGCGCCGAGTATCTGGAACTGACCTTCGGCCATCAACCCGACAAGAAGAAAGCGCCCGCGCCGCCACCGCCGCCTCCGGTGCCGATTGGGCCGAATGCGTGGATGTCGTGAAGCACGTGCCTTGTTCTCGATGCAGTGACACGGCGTTCCCGGTGACGGCCGTCGCCGATGACGTGTTCCTCTGCGGCGATTGCTGGCGTTGGTTTGGCTCGTTGAAGGATTCGGCGGCGCTGCTCGATGCGCAGACTGTGGCCCACGCCGCCATCGCTCCAGGCCGTGGCGATCATCGCGACCACGTGCGCCGCACTGCTCAAGCGTTACTACCTTGACCAGAAACAGAAAGAACGCGACCGGCGCGAGAAGGACGCGCAGCGCATCGCCCGCGAGAAAGGCCCGCAGTATGCACGACGATGACGACGACAGCCGTATCTGCCATTTGAGAGCAGACGCCACCACGTGGTCAGCTCGGGCGACAGTCCGCGAGAGCGCCGGAAGAATCGCGGACACCGCCGCGGCGCTCGATCTTCTCGCACGCACACGCGCCGTGTTCATCGAACGTGGGCGGGCCATCGCTCGGCAACAGGCGGCGCTGCTGGGCGAAACCCATGCGCGATCCGTGCTGGAGGCCATGGGCGAACAAGGCTGAAGGAAGACGGTGTGCCGGGATTACTGGCTGGCGCATCATGCTTCCCGCGCACGCGAATTCGCGTGGACCGGTCGGTGGTGGCAAGCGCCGGTTCCGGATGGTCGGGCCGCTCACTGCGTGGCGACCATCGACAGTGTGGAAGCTGAAGGAGGCAGACCATGGTGAACATCGTTTGTGAAGGCGCTTGCAGCAACGGGCGCGTGCAGCAGTGGGACGCAATGATCAAGGCGCACGCGCCGCGGGCCGAGAATGGTGGCTTCGGCGCGAACTCGACCACGTTTTCGAAGATGTCGGCGGTCGATCTGGCGCTCGGCCGCACGCTCACGCACACACCGCACATCGAAATCGATCCTGCGGTGCTATCGCTCGGGACGATTTCGCGGCAGTTTCGCTGCCAAACGTGCGGCACCGAACGTCGCTACGGTCTCGGGCAATGACGCCGCACTTTCAGCGCCTGATGATGCGCATCGAGCCGGAGCGGATCGTGGCCTGCACCGCGGAACATGAAGAGAAAGTCAGTGACGCTGTCATCCGCCTGGAGAAGTGGCTCACCGGGGAACCGGATTTCCTGTTGCAACAGGACGTGCGGCTCATTCTCGACACGCTCCGCGAGGCTGACGACATCCGCTACGAGATGCTGCGCCTGGAACAGAAGCACGCGAAGCTGCGTGGCGATGTCGAGACGCTGCTCGTGCGCCTGGGGCAGGTTGAATCGTGAACGACAAGCCTGGGTGCTGCCTGCACGGCCGTCCGCTGCTGTCCGAGTGCCCAGGCTGTCGTCTGATGGTCGAGCAGGCCTGCGCGGAATTCGACCGCGACGTGTTTTTCGGCAAGTATGACCGCGAGGGCTACACGCCCGCGGAGCGGAAGGCGCAACAGATTCGCAATTCGCGAATCGCGAATAAGAAAGCGGTGGCGTGATGGCTCGACCGCAGTCGATTCCCTACAACCGGTGGGCTGCGCAGCAGCTGATGGGAGGCGCTCCCTGATCCGTCGATGTCTATGGGCGCACCGCCTGCCGACATCAGCATCGCGCAATCGATCAACGGGGCCACGCGTCAACCACGTGACCCAGCCGACCTCGATGAAGAACGCTTGCGGCTCGTGCAGGAAGGCGTCCGCAAGGGTCTCTCCCTGGACGAGGCGATCAAAGCTGCGGACGCGGCGCTCCGGCCGCTGCTCGACCGGCGCACGATGCAACCGCTGCCGCCGACGTTGCCCCAGGCTCCACTCGACCGCATCCTGGCTCCAGAGCCGACGCATACGCCCGAAGGTGCCGTCGTGCCGGAGGCGCAGGCGCAGAACCTCGTGCGCGGTTACGTGCGCGAAGGGCCGGTGCTGGCGGCGAAGAGCCTGGGCAACCTCATCACAGGCGAAGGAGGCCGCGCTAAGGCCATCACAAACCTGAGTCGTGCCGCGGGGACGACGGCGCTCCCGTTCGCGCCCTACGCGGCTCCGGCGATGGCGGCGCAGGTTGCGGCGAATCCCATCGGCACGCTCTCCACGCTTGGCACGGCGGCGCTGGCCACGACGGTGGCTCCACACATCGCAGCGCAGCAGGGCGCAAGCCCAGAGACCGCAGAGGCCATCGGGGAAGTCGTCGGCAATCTCGATCCAGGGATGGCGGAGGGCATGGGTAAGCTCGGCATGGCGGGCATGCTCGGCGCGTCTTCGATGCGCGACATCTTCGGCAAAGCCGTGACCGGCGATGCGAAACGCTGGATCCAGCATCTGGCTGCGCCGGAGGCGACCGCGCTCAAGCTCTCGCCTGCGCTCACGGAAGAATTCATGCGCGTGCGCAGCCAGCTGCCGAAGGTGGATCTGGTTGTCGGCGCGATCATGGGCGGGCGCGACAAACGCGGCTGGTATGAACACTCGCGGCAGGCGATCCAGCAAGTCTTCGGCACCGACGCGGATCTGTTCGCGGGCCTCCTGGCGGCAACGTCGCCGCAAAACAGTGTCGAGATGAACCTCCAGAACGCGACGAACATCTACGCGAACTGGGCGAAGGCCGGTCGGCCGCAGGACCGCGACACGATCATCAAGATCATGGAACAGAGTGTCGTCGGCGCTCGTGGACCGGACAGTGTGCTGGACGCCTGGAAGAACAACACCGTGCGGGCACTCACAGGTGAGTCCACGATCAGCGGCCCGAAGGTGGATAGCTTCTGGACAAACCTGCGTCAACGCGGACGCGTCACGCCGCACGGCACCGTTGCGCCCGATGAAGCCGTCACGCTCGATGCCTGGATGGCCAACGTGTTTGGCGTCGATAACCAGCTGTTCCGCGGCAAGAAGCCCACCGCGAAAGAACTGGCCACCGGCAACCCGGGCTACAGCGGCGGGTATCTGGCGGGCACGTCGCTGATGCGCGAGGCCGCAACCAAGCTCGGCGTCGAACCGGCCGAAGCGCAAGAGATGGCGTGGTCATTCGGCAAGGTGCTTTACGAGATGTCGGAGGCGACCGGGCGCTCGGCGCGTGAACTCGTGGCGTCGGGTGCGATCACGCCGCAGGCGATCAGCGGCACGCCGGATTTCAACACGCTCCTGCAACATCCGCAGCATGCAGGCGCACTTCAGAACGTGCCAGGACTCGCGTCACGCATCTCGGCGCTCAAAGCGCAGAGCGGGAAGGCGCTGCCGCCACCCAACGCGCAGCAGCAGGAGTGGATGCTCCAGGCCGCGGACAAACTCGATGAACTGCGCAGCGTGCGCAAGACCGCCAGCGACTATCGCACTGCGCAATCGCCGGAAGGCACAGCGAGTGTGTCGTTTCCGCTGGAGGCCGCGCCTGGACAGCAGTCGAAAGTGGATCCCGGCTTCGCGCAGCTGACGCCAGGACAACAGGATCGCCTGTCGTCAGAACGGCTCGGTATGATCGAAGACTTGCGTGGGCGCAACGTGTTCGCAGAGGCGATGCGGCCAGGACAAACCGCGCCCACGCGCCGCGGGCGTGGCTACTGGCCCAACAGCGAGACCGGCCAGATCGAGTCGAATGTTCTCAGCACCACGCCGATGTCGCTGCGCACGCTCCAGAAGGGCGGGCTGCATCCACGTGACACCGCCGCGGCGGATTTCGTTGCGAACTTGCAGGCCACCGCGCTCGGCCAGGACATGCCCAGCTGGTCGGCGATCAAATTCCACGCGGGCGACGGGGCGCAGTCGGATGCGGTGCGCGTCGTGATGGCGAACAAGCTCACCGACGATCAGTTCAAGCAGTTTGCGCAGGCGCTGCCCGAAGGCACGTATCCGATCCATAAGACGGACGGCCTCGACATCGTGAAGTGGGACGGCACGAAGCTGTCTGAGGCCGAACAGCAAGCGATTGGCGACCGTGTGAAGGCGCTGCTCCCGCCGATGAAGAAGTCAGAGGCGCGGAAATTCCGCGTGGCTCCAGGCGACGTGGTGGGCAGCGGTGGCGGTGAGAATTTGCCGTGGGGTGCGGAAGGGGCGCGGTCGATGACGACCATGCTGGCGAAGGGCTACGAGAACCTGACGAACGCGGAACGTGCCCGCATGAATGCGCCCGCGGTCAAGACGGTCTTCTCCAGGCTAGCGTCGTCGTTCGAAAAAAACCCCAATGCGCGACAGGATCATCTGAACCTGCTACGCATCGGGGCCAAAGAGGGCATCGCCGGAATTGTTAAGGCTCTCGGCGATTCGTCCCAGCTACTGCCGGTCCTGGCGGCGCTGGGCGTCGGCGCATCGCTGGCGGGTGCCATTGGGAAGCGTGGAGTCGCCCCCGAACGGGGCGGCTCGTAACCTTCTCCCACGCCTTCAGGATGTAGGCAGGCGCACGCGTCCAGCTGAACGCTCGGAAGATGCCGATGGTGCGGTCACCCGCGGCCGTCTTCCACACGATGACCGCGTGGTCGTCATCGTCCATGCCGATCACGGTCGGCTTCTTCGGCTGTGGGTCAGCCAGCGTGACGTAGGACGCCTCCAGCGCGAACTCGCCTGCGGCCCTGGTGCCGTCGTGGGCGATCCACTCGATGTGCGCATACTTGTCGTCGGTCATCCGCGTCACCCGCGGTGTAGTCGTCGTCTTCATGTGCCCTTTCCCTTCTGTCAAGCTTCTCCAGAAACGCGTGCGCCTCGCACGAGGAACACCAGCGGGCCTTCGGCCGTTTCGCCGTGCGGCACGTCTCGGTCGTGTCGATAGGTTCGTCGTTTCGAACACGCGACGAGCGAGGCCAGACGACGAAGGTGGAGCAGTGCCTCGCGTTCCTGTGCTGGAGTCAGTCTCGTCATCGCCCTTTCAATCCCTGTTCACGTAGATACGTCGAGGTGCCCATGCCGTGCGCGTTCGCGTTGGCTTCAATCAGTGCTTTCTCGGCGTGCGTCATCACAACATGCAAGCGCACGGTGCGCCGGAGCGCCGCGGGCTTCGGTTTCGGTCCCCGCTTTTGCGGTTTTCACTTTCTTCGGTGTCACATTCGGTCTCCTTCCGGCAGGCATGGTAGCACAATACACACCACATAGAGAAACAGGGCGTATTTCGGCCCAAAACAGGCCTGTTGACCCCAAAACTGGATGTGTGAGACAATTCCCAGGTCGAAGGAGACTGACCGATGGCGAAGAGAGCGAAGAAGCAGACAGTGTTCGTAGATTTCACGGTCGAGAACCACGGGACGATCTTTCTGCTGCGGCCGAACACCGCGGCGGCGCGTCAGTGGATCGAAGATCACATTCCAGACGACGCGCAGAAGTTTGGCGGCGCAGTGGTGGTCGAACACCGCTACATCGCCGACATCGTCCAGGGCATCGTGAACGACGGCTACGGGGTGAACTGATGGCGACCTTTCGAAACGCGGCAGTGCGATGGGACGGCGACGATGTCGTCCACATCGCGTCGAATTCAGTTCACGAGCGGTCGGCGAAGTTTGTCCTGTGCGCCAAGCGCATCGGCGCGAAACCCGGTCTACGACGGCGATTCAGGCGTCGGCCCGCGCACGGCGTTGGTGCGGCGATGCCTTTGGCTCGACGTCGCTGGTGCCGACGTGCGCGGTGTGCCGTGAACGAGAGCAGCGCGTGTGTCGGCCCAGTGAACACGTCGTCGTGGCAGGGAGGGCAACGTAGTGGCGATCTACTGGACGAAGCCGTATCACGGCGTGCAGCACGCGACCGTGAACGGCCAGCAGGCCACCGTGACTGACTACGGGTCATTCGCGGTGGCCACGATCTTTCCACGAGTCGGTGCGCCCGGGTTCTTCAGCGCACCGGAACGACCGTTCGACACCGCTGTCCAGGCCCGCGCCTGGGTGGCGTCACAGCAGCAGTAACGATCACAGGGAGACAGCAATGGCAGACGACAAGAATTTCAACCAGTTCAACGACGGCACCGTCAGCGGAAATCTGCCTGACGTGTTCGACGCCACCATCGGTGCGCTCTTGCACCGCCAGGGCGTGGACAGCACCAGGGCCACGCTCATTCGCTCAGTGCCACTCTTCGGCATCGGCGGTTCGATGTCCTACAGCGTGCAGACGTTCCGGCAGGCGGGCGACATCTTGGAAGAGGATCCGGAGAAGGGCACCATTCGTCGCGGGCCTCCGGCCTTCACCGTGGCCCTGGAAGTCGCACACCGCGACAACCTGCGCCGCATCATCCTGCCGCACGAGGTGCTGGACGTGATCATTCGTCAGCGTGACAGTCTGACGACGACGGCGCTCCGGCGCTCGGCGAAGGCCTCGGCGAAGGCACGCAAGGCGCGAGGTATCGTGCCCGACGTGACGAAGATGCAGGCCGCACGCAAGCGCAAGCGCAAGGAGGCTGGCAAGAAGTAGCACTCGCCTACGCCCGACAGACAACGCCCTGGTCAGCAGCAACTGGCCAGGGCGTTTGTTTTTAGTGCCGGGGATGGGAGTCGAACCCACACGCCTTGCGGCTCGGAATTTTAAGTCCCGTGCGTCTGCCTGTTCCGCCACCCCGGCCAGTAAAACTTACTTTACAGCTGCTGCGCCAGGGTCTAGCCTGTGGCTTCCAATGTCCATGCTGCGGTGTTACTCGATTTATCAAAACCCCCGCGACTATCCCGGCAAGATCGTGGTGCGCGGCACGACCATCGCAGGCGGCACCTGCGAACCCGACGAGACCGCGGTGTATATCGGCGAGAGTTTGAACGATGCCCGTGCGGTGATCGAAGCGCTCGATCCGAACCTGATTTGTTTTCCGCGGGACGAGAATGACGAACCGCAGATCGTGGAGACGTGGCTGTGAACGTCCCGAGTGAAGCCGACACCGTCGTCTGTGTCCGTGCATTCTTAACGGACGAGCATTTCGGATACGAGCATTGGCAGGCGCGGCAATTTTGCGCACCCGACAACGCCCGACCAGCTGTTTTGGTTATCTGCGAGACCCCTGACGACGCGGAGGATGCCGCCCGTCGCATTCGCGAAGCCCTGGGCCTACGGGAGGGCGCATGACCAGACGTAAGACGTTCATCGAAGACGCGGAGGCGCTGCACCGTGCGCAGCATCGTGCCCAGACCAGCGCCGCTGACTACATTGCCAACAGCAGCCCGCTCACCAGGGAACGCATCATCGAACTCGGCGAGAACTATCGCCACTACACGCTGCGGCGCAATCGTTCCGATTTGTTTGGCACCGACGACGAACGCGTCGAACTCTGCCGTCTGGCACTAGCAGCGTTACAGCGGTCTGTGATCTACAAGAATCCAGCCTGCACCATTGACCATCCCGGGCAATCGTGCAACGTCGCGTGCGGTTATTGACGATGGTTCTCGGCATTGTCGGCGCAGAGGCGGCGAAGTTCACCGCGAAGACGGAAGCGAAGGCCCGCGTCGTGATTCGGGCACTGTTCACGCCGGAGGTGACCTCGGTCGTCAGCGGCGCGTGTCACCTGGGCGGCATCGACATCTGGGCTATCGAGGAAGCGCAGAAGCACGGCCTGCCCACGCTCACGTTCCCGGCGCGGCACCACAGCTGGTCGGCCGGTTACATGCCGCGCAACATCAAGATCGCCGAGACCTCCGACACGGTGGTGTGCGTCGTCGTCAAAGAACTTCCGGCAGGTTACACCGGCATGCGGTTCCGGCTCTGCTATCACTGCGGCACGACCGACCACGTGAAGTCGGGCGGCTGCTGGACGGTGAAGCATGCGAAGCGGCTGGGCAAGCTGGGTCTGGTGGTGATCGTGTGAGACCGATTGATCTGCCGCCGCCGTCGCACTGGGCCACGCGTCCGCACGGCACACGCCTGCGCTACATCTCTGGCTGTCGCTGCGTGCCGTGTCGCGCTGCCCGCAGTCGCTACGAAACGCTGCGCACCCTCAAGCGGGCGCAGGGCCACTGGAACGGGCTGGTGGACGCGCTGCCTGCCCGTCAGCACCTCCAGGCACTCAGCCGCCAGGGCATGGGCTACAAGCGCGTGGCGCGGGCCGCAGGCGTCTCCATCACGGTCGTGCAGCTGATCGTGACCGGCCGTCGCACGCAGATGCGGGCGCAGGCGCGGCGGAAGATCCTGGCGGTGCGTCTCTCGCTGGCTCCGCATGCGCTCGTGCCCGCAGGGCCGACCTGGGTGCTGCTCGACGCCCTGGTGGCAGAGGGCTATCCCAAGTGCCGCCTCGCGTGGATGCTGGGCTATCGTGGCTGGGGGCTGCAAATTTCGCGGCGTCAGGTCACCGTGAAGACGGCCGCACGCGTCGAGGCGCTCTACAGCTGGGTCTCCGAACAGGCATCTGCCGCAATGACGCGGTAGAGACGGCACCGGGTGCGTGGGCCGCTGTGAATCACAACCGAAAAGGGAAAAGAACCCACGCCCCGGTGCCGGAAATTGTCAACTTGTTTTACACACCTCGCCTCTGAGAGAATTCCTGCCAGGAGTGTAAATAGTGGCAGAGCAGCAGAATGAGCAGGCAGATTGGGGATCGGTGTTGTGGTTGGTTGTGGCCGTGGGGTTAATTCTCAGAGGCTTAGGAGCCTAGCCCGATGGTGCAACAACGGATGGCGCACGAGTGGTTGCTGTTGATGTTTTGTGCGGTGGCGGCAACCGTCTGGTTTGCCAGCACGACCGGGCACGAGATTGGACTGGGAGAAACGGTCGCGGGCGTGGCGATTGCGCCGATCTTCTACGCGGCGCTCTGGGTGCCGCGGTTGACGTGGTGGGCGTTCAAGCAGGTAAAGGGGGCGGTGATGGCCGACGACGACGCGGAATTCATGATCGACACGAGCGGGGCGCAGCTGCTGGTGTTGGTGCGCGTCATCGAAGGCATGGTGTCGGTCTTCGTGCTGTCGCAGATGCCGCCCGCGGTGATGGCGGACATGCTCCACGACATCGCGACGAAGCTGGAGTCGGGCGCGATCCGGCCCGTCAGCGAAATGACGAAGCATTGAGTTTGAGCAATGCCGTCTTGGGACGTGACGGCAAGGCTCCCCGGCGCGGCTGGCAAGAGAGGCCGTGGTCAGCCGTCGCCGGGTTAGTTCAGGAGGTGAGCATGGCGAAGGACTATGAGGACGCCAGGGCCAGGATCGAAGCATTGATCGAGACGCTGCTTAACGAGGGTGTATCGCTGCCGGAAGTCGTCGCAGGCCTGGGCGCGAACCTCGGCGTGGCGCTGTTCAGCATGGAACTGGGTGCGCCAAACGCGAAAGTGGTTGTGGATAACTTCATCCGCACCCTGCGCGAGGACATGGTGGTTATACGTCGCGGCGTCATTCAGTAATTCCGACCACACCGTAAACTTTCCAACGTCGTGCTACACTCGCCGCCATCATCCCGATGGCAGACGAGGCTCCGGCTGGCGTCACTGATCTTCACAGTCAGGCCGTCGCACGCTTCCACTTCATCGCCGAGACCGACTCCCAACAACGCACCAGTGAAATCGAGGCGCTGAACTTCGAAGCGGGCGACCAGTGGCCCGAAGACGCGAAGATCAGCCGCCAGGGCACGCCTGCGAACGCGGCGCTCGGCACACCGGCCGTGCCGCCGCGGCCGATGCTCACCATGCGCACGCTGGATCAGCCGCTGGCGCAGATTTCGAGCATGGCGCGGGCCGCAGACCTCGGCATCAAGATCGTGCCGAAGGACGGGGACGCGAACGAGAAGACCGCGGAGGTGATCGCAGGCCTCTGCCGCGCCATCGAGGCCGATAGTCACGCCGAAGAGGCCTACTACTGGGGCTTCCAGCGGATGCGGGCCTGCGGTCGTGGCTATTGGCGCGTCAACAAAACCTACGCGAACGATGACAGCGGCTTCGATCAGGTGCTGCGCATCGAGCCGATTGAAAACGGCGCGTCGGTCTATCTCGATCCGATGCCGTTCTGGCATGCGGCGGGCGGCTTCTGGGAACCCGATTTCGCGTTCATCACCGAAGACGTAGCGGAAGACGACTACAAGCGGCGCTTCGGCCGGTCGAAGCTGGCGAACGCGAGTGCGGGCGAACTGCTCACCGCGGTCGGCGACATGAAGCAGGACTGGGTGGTCGAGGGCGAGGCCGGTCGCTACTTCCGCATCGCCGAATACTTCTACGCCACCTACGACGAACGCACCGAGACCGACAAAGAAACCGGCACGACCCGCGAAATTCGCACGCGCAAAATCATGTGGGCGAAGATGAACGGCGTTGAATTCCTCGAAGAGCCGCAGGAATGGGACGGGCAGTTCATTCCGGTGATCGAGTGCGTCGGCAATCGGTTCAACATCGCGGGCAAGCGCATCGCCGAAGGCATGGTGCAGCCGAACATCTCCGCGTGCCGCATGTTGAACTACATGGTCTCAGCTGCGGCCGAAAAGATCGGTCTCGGATCGCTGGCTCCCTGGATCGGCATCGCCGGTCAGTTCGAAGGGTTCGAAAACTGGTGGGACCAAGCGAACACGCGCAACTTTTCGAAGCTGGAATACAACGCGGTCACCGAGAAGACCGGCAACACGGTGCTGCCGCCGCCGACGCGCAACAACGACGAACCCGCGATCCTCGCCTTCGCGAACATGATCGCGCTCTTCACGAATTTCATCCGCTCAACAACCGGTGTGCCGGATGCGGCCCTGGGCCACGTCAACCCGAACGATAAGTCCGGAGTCGCCATTCAATCGCTCCAACGCGCCGCGGAGCAGGGCGCTTCGAACTGGCTCGGTTTTCTCGCCCGGGCGATCCGGCA